CCGCAAGAAAACCATGCTACTATCATTGGTATATTGTTTTTTTAATTAAATTTGCATCGTTGAATCCAATAAGAAAATCCGTTTATCAAAAACTGAATTGGATTTTAGAGATTTCGGTCTCTGTACGCTCGCTTCTCTTCGGAGTCCGAGTGAGGAATACCAACCGTTGAAGCTAAAAGGGTGTAAGCAGCGCCTTGGCGAAGTTTGTGGGGTTCGAGTCCCCACCTCTGATAATTTTTACAAACCATATACTAAGCAGACTTCTAAAGTCTGCTTTTTCTTTTCTATTCATTTTGCTCATTTCTATCTTGTTTTACTCTAATTGTTTATCAAATCCTTTAATACATTCAAATAAATAGTGCGCAATTATAGGTTGTACTGCATTTCCTATACACTCCGTTCTGTCCACCCTATCGGGAAGTTCATTAGACTTTCCAGCAAATCGGGGTGAGGGTATTGACTGTCTTGTTCTCCATCCCGGATATACTCGTGTATATTGCCCCGATAGGTAGGGCTTCCGAAATATCGATTCTTGCATGCTCCGTTTGCTGTTGATTTCACAGGAGTAGGCAAGACAATATAACCGTTCCCGACCCTGTTGTATACCAAAGTCGGTGCCTGATAAACATTGCCATTCTGCATCATACCCGATTTCGGAAAGGTTGC